AAAGTATTTATTGCTATCGCTACTGTTCTTTCTGGTGTCATTAGTTGGATGGTAACTCACTGGTTAGGTAAGTAATGCCAAGTAAATCTAAAGCTCAACATAAACTTATGACAGCAGTTGCTCATAATCCTAAGTTTGCTAAAAAAGTAGGTATACCTCAATCAGTAGGTAAAGATTTTGCAGAAGCTGACAAAGGTAAGAAGTTTAAAAAAGGTGGCGTATCATTAGCTATTGGACGTGGTGAGAAGTTACCAGTGTCTAAAGGTGCTGGATTAACCGCTAAAGGCCGTGCTAAATATAACGCTGCTACAGGATCTAATTTAAAAGCTCCACAACCACAAGGTGGTGCTCGTAAGAGATCTTTCTGTGCAAGAATGTCTGGAATGCCTGGGCCAATGAAAGATGAAAAAGGCAGACCTACTCGTAAAGCAGCTTCTTTAAAACGTTGGAAATGTAACTAAGGAACTAATATGAAATCAACAAACCCAAGAATGGCTATGATGTTAGGACGTGCTAAAAAACGCCCAGCATTAGCTGTTAACCCTATGAAAGCTGTTGCACCAACAATGCCAGCTAGTTTACCAACTATGAAAAAAGGCGGGAAACTTAAATCTGTAGAATCAAGTAAGAATCCTGGACTATCAAAATTACCAACGGAGGTTAGAAATAAAATGGGCTACATGAAAAATGGCGGTATGGCTAAAGGCTGTGCAACAAAATCAGATGCAAAGATGATTGCTAAAAAAGAAGTAAAAGGCCATGAAAAATCTATGCATGGTATGAAAAAAGGTGGCATCACAGAAAAAGGCACAGGTGAGAAATATGCATCTAAAGCAGCTATGATGAGACACGAGAAAAAAGAAACTAAAGCAGAAGAAATGAAAGAACATAAAATGAACCGTGGTGGTAAATGCTACGCTTCTGGCGGTAAAACATCTCAATTATCAAAAGCCAATGGTATTGCTGTTAAAGGCAAAACTAAAGGCAAAATTATTTAAGGAGTAAATCATGGCTGAACTAAAAATATTAGGTAAAACAATTAAAGAGATCGGTGAAGCAGCAAAAGCTAGACGCACCGCATTAAACGAATCTTTTAAAAAGAAATCTCCAATGTCTGCAGATGGCATTGATAGAGAATTAGAAGGTAGACCAGCTAATCCTGATTTCCCAGGTAAACTTGGCATTTCTCCAAGCGATAAAATTGGCCCTAAATTTAACACACCTAAAAAAGTAACTAAAAAAGAAATTACTGTTGAAGGTGATTACGGTTCAGTAGATCGTGATAATCCAGATGTTATTGGACCAGATATGGGTAAGATTAATAAAGCTGCTGCAGAGATTGCTGATATTGATATGCAAGAAAAAGCAAGACGCTCTATGGGTTTCAAACGTGGTGGCAAAACTAAATGTATGTCATCTGGCGGCAAAGCATCTTCAGCTTCAAGACGTGCTGATGGTTGTGCTATTCGTGGCAAAACAAAAGGTAGAATGGTTTAATCATGGCTGAACCTAAAAAACCTGTTAAAGTTATTAAAGCTGGCGACATGAGCCCAGAAACTAAAGCTTTACCTGATGAGGTAGTTAAACCACCCAAAGGTATTGGTAGCTCTGAAAAAGATATGGATCCAATAAAAGATCCTAAAAAAGGTGCAGAAGCAGGTATTAAAGCTGGAATCGGTTTAGGTAAAGTTTTAGGTATGAAAAAAGGTGGTACAGCTTCAGCTCGTGCTGATGGTTGTGCTATTCGTGGAAAAACTAAAGGAAAAATCTGCTAATGAGAGCCTCTCGTGGTATGGGCGATATAGCCTCATCTAAAATGCCTAAGGGTAAAAAGAAAGCCCGTAGAGATGATACGGACTTTACTCAATATGCTAAAGGTGGCAAGGTCGGCCTCTATGCCAATATTCACGCTAAGAAGGCACGTATAGCTCAAGGTTCTGGTGAGAAGATGCGTAAGCCTGGTTCTAAAGGCGCACCTACAGCAAAACAATTTAAACAAGCTGCTAAAACAGCTAAAAAATAAAGGCATATATGATCAAGAAATTTGTGCAAAAAATCATCAAGAAACTTAAAAATTTGCGTATTTTGCAAAAATAGGTAAACAATGGCTGAAACTACAGGAACCAGCTTATTTAATCTAAACATGAATGACCTCATAGAAGAGGCATTTGAACGTTGTGGATTAGAATTAAGAACTGGATATGATTTTAGAACCGCTAGACGAAGCCTTAATCTATTAACGATTGAGTGGGCTAATCGTGGTATTAACCTTTGGACAATTGAAGAAGGTCAAATCACTATGGCTACAGGGCAACCTACTTACGCTCTTCCAGTGGATACTATTGACTTGCTAAGCATGATTACTCGTACTGGTAACGGTGGCCCTAATCAACAAGACATTAACATTAATCGTATATCAGAAGATACATATTCTACAATTCCAAATAAGTTAGCTACGGGTCGCCCTATCCAAGTATGGATTAATAGACAGTCTGGTATGTCTAATGAAAGCACTGTATATCTAGCTGCTTCTATTAGCGCTACAGATACCACAATTACATTAAGCGATGTGTCCAACATTGCTTCAGCTGGATTTATTAAAATTGATAACGAAACTATTTACTATCCGAATGTGGATAATGCTACTAATCAATTATTAAATTGTGCTCGTGGTCAAAACAATACAACTGCAGCAGTTCATGTAGCTACTACAACACCAAGAAACTATATTACAATACAAAACTTGCCAAGCGTTAATGTATGGCCAACACCTAATTCACCTGGTAATCAGTATGTTTTTGTTTACTGGAGAATGCGTAGAGTACAAGATGCTGGCACTGGTGTAACAGTGAATGATATTCCATTTAGATTCTTACCATGTATGGTAGCTGGATTAGCTTATTATTTATCTGTTAAGTCACCTGCAGTAGATCCAAATAGAGTAGCATTCTTACAATCAGATTATGAAAAACAATGGGATCTAGCATCTCAAGAGGACAGAGAAAAGGCACCGATTAGATTTGTGCCTAGAAATATGTCTTATATAAGGTAATCATGGCTACCAAGTATTCCAGTGGGAAACACTCAATTGCCGAATGTGACCGATGTGGTCAGCGTTATAAGCTTAAAGAATTAAGAAAGCTTATACTTAAAACAAAGCAAATTAGCGTTAAGGTATGCCCAGAATGCTGGGAACCAGATCAACCACAGTTATTGCTTGGCATGTATCCTGTGAATGATCCACAAGCAGTACGTGAACCAAGACCAGATGTATCTTATCAAGTGTCTGGTAATACTGGTTTACAAACTGGGCAAAACAATTCTTTCAACATTCAAGATAATGGTTATCCTCAAGATGGTAGCCGTCAGATTGAGTGGGGTTGGAATCCAGTTGGTGGAGCAAGTTCATTTGATACTTTATTAACGCCTAACCACCTTATAAGTAATGTTATAATAGGCGATGTAACAATTGTCACAACTTAATTAGGAGAAACAAAATGGCATTTAAATCAGGAGCTGATGGTATTACCAAACAAGGTAAAACTAAAGGCAAAAATCTAGGTGATTCAGGACCTACTGTTGCAATTCAATCTGGTAAAGGTTCTAAGGGCGCATCTTCAGTAACTTCATTAGCTATGAAGAAACTTGGACGCAATTTAGCAAGAGCAATGAATCAAAAAAAAGGTAAATAATTATGACTAAAGAACGCAAAGTTCCAGTTACACCAGCAGAAGCTTATCCTTTAGGTCACGCTAAAGAGAACAAAGATGCTAGTGCCTATACTGGATTTAAATATCCTTCTGGCGGTGGTAATGACATTGGTGTTTATAAACAACCTATGACTAATCCAAATGGCACAGAACAAGAAGCGGTAGCTATGCCTGGTAACGGAATAAGCAAAATGAATATGTCTGTTGGTGGTGTTAGCAAAGGTAATTATGGCGAAGTAAATCCATACGGTGTTAAAGAAATGCGTGGATATGGCGCAGCTACTAAAGGTCGTAAGATTAGCGGTAAACAAGGATAGTAATGAACTACGTTCAACTGTATCAAGCAATACAAGACTATGCGGAAACTACAGAACAACTTTTTGTAGCTAATATACCTGTTTTTGTTCAAGAAGCTGAAGAGCGTATTTATAATTCAGTTCAATTACCTTCGTTACGTAAAAACGTTACAGGTACTTTGACATCTGGCAATAAATACTTATCACTTCCAAACGATTGGTTATCTACATATTCTTTTGCTGTTATTAATCCAGATGGAACGTATGAATATCTTTTAAACAAAGATGTAAACTATATTAGACAAGCTTTTCCTAGTCCTACTGATACAGGAACACCAACGCATTATGCATTGTTTGGGTCTCAATATAGTGCTATTAATGAGCTATCTCTTATTTTAGGGCCAACGCCTGATGCAAGTTATAATGCTGAATTACATTATTACTATTACCCCCCTACCATTGTGCAAGGTCAAATCACATTAATAGCTATTACCACAGTAGGATCATTATATGTTCCTGGCGTATACGAAAACGTATCGTTAACTGGTGGTTCTGGATCTGGTGCTACAGCTACTATTGTCATTAATTCATCTGGTGCAGTGAGCTCAATCACTTTAAATGAAGGTGGTCAGTTCTATGTAGTAGGCAATATATTAAGTGCCGCTACAGCAAACTTAGGTGGCGCTGGTTCTGGATTTACTGCAACTGTAACTGGTGTATCTAATTCAACTGGAACTTCATGGCTGGGTGATAACTATGATCCAGTCTTATTTTATGGTTCTATGCGTGAAGCTATGATATTCCAAAAACAAGAGCCAGATGTTATTAAAAATTACGAAGATAAGTATCAAGAAGCTGTACAACAACTTAAACGTCTTGGTGACGGCCTTGAAAGAGGTGATGCATATCGTGATGGTCAGACTAAACTTAGAGTTAATTCATGATAACCCAAACCGCTTGTACAGTATTTAAATCTAACATGCTTAAAGGCCTTGAGAACTTTAATACAGGTACGCCATATACATACAAAATAGCCCTTTATAACGCATTAGCAGATCTAGGCGATGCTACTACCGCCTACACCACAACTAATGAGGTTACAGGCACAGGATATGCGGCTGGAGGGGTAGTTTTAACCCCTACGACAATACTTTCAGATACAGAAGATAATACAGCTTACTTATCATTTGCTAACGTCACATGGACCCCAGCAAATTTTACTTGTAGGGGTGCTTTAGTTTATAATAGCACTACAAATGCGGCAGTTTTTGTATTAAATTTTGGCTCTGATAAAACAGCAACAACTAGTTTCACAGTGCAATTTCCAACGGCAAATTCAACAAGTGCCATTTTAAGAATAAGTTAAGGAGTAATTATGAATCAAAACGAAAAAGGTGGATTTGGGGATAATGCTACCATCACGCTAAATGCTGGTGCTGCTGCTAATGAAACTGTAGGTATTGAAGGTTTTTATGAAGTAAAATGTCATGACAAAGATGGCAATTTAAAATGGGAAGACTCATTTCCTAATCTAGTAAACGCTGTAGGTAAAGAATTAATGTTAGATACCTTATTAAAAGGTTCTTCATATTCTGTAACAGGTCCATTTTTAGGCCTTATTTCAGGTGCATCACCAACGTTTGGCACAGGATCAGACACACAAACGTCACATGCTGGCTGGACAGAATTCACTAACTACACAGTAGGTGGTTCAGCAGTTCGTGGTACAGCAGTGTTTGCATCAGCAACATCAGCAGGTTCAACACCATCAAACGTAACTACATCTGCAGCAACAGCAATTGTTTATACAATTACAGGTGCTGGCGGTACAGTAGGCGGATGTTTCTTGGTAACAGGTTCAGGAGCATCATCTGCACAAAGTAATACTGGTGGTACATTGTATTCAGCAGGTGCATTTACTACAGCTAAAGTTACAACAGCTGGCGATACAGTAAGCGTTACATACTCTACAACTGCAACAAGCTAAGGAGCTTAAATGGCTCTTGCGTTAAATGATCGTGTCCAGCAACAGGGTACGGCTAACACCACAGTCAGCTTTACCCTAACTGCGTCAGTTACTGGGTTTCAATCCTTTGCCGTTATTGGTAACGGAAACACAACCTATTATTCTGCGACAGATGCGGCAGGTAATTGGGAAGTAGGTATTGGTACTTATTCTACTACTGGTCCTACATTAACTCGTAACACAATTCTATCCTCAAGCAATTCTAATACCGCTGTTACCTTTGTCGGTACAGTCAATATATTTGTTACTTACCCCTCAAGTAAATCAGTTAACCTAGATAGTTCAAGTAATGTCAGTGCATTAGGCACAGTATCTTCTGGTACATGGCAAGGCTCAACAATTGGTGTAGCTTATGGCGGAACAGGTGTCACTACATCATCTGGCGCTAACTCTGTAATGTTAAGAGATGCAAATCAAAACGTAGCTGTAAACCGACTTAATCAATCTAATACAAATACATCAGCCGCTGGCGGTGTCACCGCATTAACTACAGCATCAAGTTATATTCATACGCTTTCTGGTACTGGCAATCAAACATACACAATGCCTGATGCTACCACCCTGTCTACTGGGGTAGCATTTCTGTTTAATAATATGGCGACTGGAACCCTAACGCTTCAAGATTATGCTACTGGGGCTATTGGCACAATCCCCTCTGG